TGGACTTCTACCCCACGCCGGACAATCTGGCATGGGAGATGGTCCACAGCCTGGAAACCAAAATCCACGGCTTCCGCCGCTTCCCCAGTCCCGTGCTGGAACCGTCCGCCGGTGATGGGGCACTTGCCCGCCAGATTCACACCACGAGCGGCATTTACCACGATCCCAAAACGGGAAAGGTCCGCCGGGAGTATCTGGACAGGCTGGAAAAGGTTGATCTTGACTGCATCGAGCTTTCCAGTGATCTCCGGGCGAAGCTCAAGAAAGACGATTTCCGCGTGGTGCATGACGATTTTCTCACGTTCCGCCCCTGCAAGAAGTATGCGGCAATCGTGATGAACCCGCCTTTTTCCGCCGGGGCTGCCCACCTGCTCAAAGCCTTGGACGTGATGAAGGACGGCGGCAAAATCCGCTGTCTGCTCAACGCGGAGACGATCCGCAACCCCTGCACCAACGAACGAAAAGAGCTTGCGGCACAGCTGGAAAAGCTCAACGCCACAGTGAAGTACATCCCGGACGCTTTCAAAAACGCCCGCCGCGCCGCCCGGGTCGAGGTTGCGCTTGTGTCGGTGGACATCCCCGAGCGGGAGCCAGTAAGCAAAATCCGCCTGGAATTGCAGCACGAAACCACGGAACGCCTAAAGACCGATCCCGAACTTGCCGCGCTGGTATCTGCGGACCCCATCACGGCAGCCATTGAGCGGTACAACGCCGCAGCTGAGGGCATCCGCCGAATCTTCGAGGAATACAACGGGATCAAATCCCTGTTTTCCTCTGCCACGGCAGACGACAATGAAAGCGAAGTGCTTGCATTCAACCGGGACTATAACCAGGCGATTCGCCGTCTGCGCGCCCTGTACTGGGAAAAGCTGTTTGACCTGCCGCAAATCCGAGACAACCTCACCAACGATATGCAGAACGAATACCGTTCACGAATCGCCGAGCTTTCCGACTACGATTTCAGCACTTATAACATCTTGACCGTTCGGGAAGAAATGTCCGCCAACATCGTGCAGGGCATCGAAGATGAAATAATCGGGCTGTTCGACAACTGGACAAACCTTCACTACTGCTCCGAGTATTCAAAGAACATCCACTATTACAACGGCTGGTGTACTAATTCGGCTTACAAGATCGGCAAAAAGGTCATTTTCCGCTGCTGTGCCTTTAGTGACTGGTCCGGCAGGTTTGAACCGTCGTGGCGCGTGGAAAGCGCACTTTCTCAGATCGAGCGGGTGCTGCACTACCTGGACACCAACGGCCAGAAGTACAACGGCGACGAACTCCGGGCAGCCCTGAAAGCCGCAGAGCAGGCCGGGCAGAGCCAGAAGATCCAGCTTCACTACTTCACCGCCACGTTTTACAAAAAGGGCACCTGCCACATCGAGTTCACAAACGAGGACGTTTTGAAGTCCTTCAACCTCTACGCCAGCCAGAAAAAGGGTTGGCTGCCCCCGTCCTACGGCAAAAAGAGCTATCACGATATGCCCGCCGCTGATCGGAAGGTGGTGGACAGCTTCGAGGGCGAGGAAAGCTACACCGACACCCTCACCCGGCACCTGATCCCCACGAAATCCACTTTCTTACAGCTGAACGCATAACGAAAACGGACACTCTGGCAGGGCAAGCACCGTAAAGCAGCCCCGCCCCATCTGCCCCGGCATCCCGCCGGGAGTATCACGAAATACGAAAAGGAGCTGTCACGAAATGAAACTGAGAGAGACCCGCATTCTGGACGCTGAGGGCGCACGTTACGCCTGCATTGCCAACGGCTACTGCACCTGCTGCGACTGCGAGGAATACGACCGCATCTTGAACGATGCAGCCGAGAGCAGCCGCAAGCCGGGCGGCATCACGGTGGACGATCTGGCCCGCATCGCCGAGGCCATCAAAGCCCACAGCGAAACGGATGACGATGTGCCCGCCATTGCCTTTGCGCTGTCCCGGCGCACCGTCTCCCACTTCACCGAAGCCTGATCCGCTGCCCACCACGAAACGCGAAAGGAAGTATTCAAGCATGAAAACCTATACCCGCCACAGCATTGCAGGATGGGACGTTTACACGGACGATGAAACCGGGCGCGTCCACCATCTCGTTGACCCGGATTCCAACGACCCGCGCACCCTGTATTCCTACATTCCCGCCGCCGGGGGTGGATGGGATAACGCCTGCGGCAGTCTGACGCTCTCCGCCCTGCGCGGCCGCATGGCACGAAACACCATCCGCTTTGCCTGATTTCTGCGCCCCGGCCACCCGCCGGGGATTTTGTGGGATTCCACACGAAATCTTTCTTGCGTTTTATTGCTTTTCTTTGCGTTTTGCCCTATCATGGTTGTAACGAAATCCAGTAACAAAAACAGACAAGGAGGTATTCTCATGTATACGATTCCTGCATTTGGCCCTTGGCCTGAACAGAACGCCGGACCCGACGAAGAAAAGCGGCTGAACAGTGCCCAGCAGAGCAAGACCAGCCCCACCAGCATTGACCTGGAACACGAAACCGGGGTTTTCTACGGCTCCGGCAAGCTGCCCTATCAGACCAGCCTTGCCGCCTGCACCTGCAACGATTTTGTGAAACGGAAAAAGCCCTGCAAGCACATCTATCGCCTTGCTATGGAGCTTGGGATCATCCCTCTGGACTATAAGACGGGCAGGAGCAGCGGCGAACGGAACGAAGCACAGATCAGCTTTGAGGACAGCATTGCCCTTGTGGAGCAGCTTTCCGAGGCTGCACAAAAGCACATCGAGAATATGCTGTACTACACCAGTGAGCGGGTAGACGACCGCCAGCGGGCCGTTATCTGCTACGATCTCGACGTTTCCGAAGAGCTGCGCACGTCGCCGCTGATCCACGAAAATCCGTACCCGCTGGCCGAGGTGCTTTCCGACCTCTCAAAACCGAACCTGCTCATTCTCCTTGATGCCATCCGCCGGGAGGACAAACCTCGCCGCAGCGCAGCCAAAGCCAAGATCGTGGAGTGGATCGCCGAAAACGTGCCCATGCTGGCAAACGAACTGCCGCCTTGTGCATCCTTCTCCTTCGTGGAGGTGTTCGACAAAGCACAGCGGGACGTTTACAAGTATCTGCGGCGCAAATATGACACGGAAACGGACTGGTACACCGGGTTTGAATATCCCGCCGGGGCAGGTCTTCCCAACGAAAATGAACTTGTATTTTACTTCCCGGAAGATCGTGTGACTGCCGCCCTCACGAAATACGGCTGTAACCGCTGCCTGCATGGGTACATCCCCACGAAATCGAATCACTGATTTTGTACACGAAATTCACTTTTTTGTGATTGAATTGAACTTTTTCGTTATCAAAACTTCAACTCATTCGCGAAAACCGCACGAAATGGAGCATTTTCATGGATGAAACTGAATTTTTCGCCCCGTGGCGGCTGGTTGCCGCCTTTGCAGACGGTTCCCGCCTGACCTTCGACGGATTGACCGAAGAACAGGCCAAAGATGCAATGGAGGCCGCCCAGGAGGAACACGGCGATATTGGCTACTGGAACCGGGTCACGGATCAGAACTACGAGGACGGCAGATACTACAAACTGATTCCCGAGCCGCCCGCCGTGCATATTGTGGACTTCACCGGGTACGATGGGCCGCTTGACGAAAACGGTTTCCCCGTCGGGCTGCCGGATGAGATCGCCCGGTATGCCAAGGAGCAGGGAGCCGCCCCCGATGCCCCACAGATCATCCTCAAGCGCAACGCACCCAACGAAAAGGAGGACAAGCAATGAGCCACATTCTCCCGGAAGCTCAATCGGTTATCGACCAGTTGAAGCATGACTTTGTAAAAAGCTGCACCCCTGCCGTGGAGCAATTCCAGCTGGATCAGAACGTGCAGCGGGCGGAAGCTGCCGTGAAGCAAAAATATTGCATGATGCACGGCCTTTCCACCGATGAAGTCACGGTGTCCAGCAGCGAAGACGAACACGGAGTTCGTACCTTCACCATCACCGAAACCCCATCCACGCAAATGGTTGACATAACCTTTACCGTCCCCACAGAGTAACGAAAAGCCCGCCGGGTCGATGACCTAACGGGCTTTCTCAATTTTATGCTTGTTCTCCCAAGATTATTTTCTGCATTTCCTTCTCGGTCTTCCAGGTCAGCGGGTATGCAACCTCTGTGCATTCCCACCCATCCGGCGTTCCCTCGTCCTCGTCAAACACGAACTGCAAATAAGCATGAGGGTTTTCATCGTCTTCATCCGGGATAAGTGCGCTTACGCTGTTAAAGCACGGCACCCCCTTGAAGCTGTACGTCGCAGGGTGTTCCTCGTCAGCCTGGCGCATCATGCTCTCTGCGATGCTTTGCAGAATCGGCCCACGTTCGAGAACCTGCTTTTTTGTGATTGTACACCTCGGATTGTCACACCATTTGCACATAAATTTGCCCTCCAAAATTTCAGATTTCACAAAACCCGGCAGGCCGCACAGCCCGCCGGGTATTTCTTGCCAACTTTTCCACATTTCCGGGTAGTCGTGTTTGTTTTTCTGCGCCGGGTGGACACAATTTGCGGAAGCGCATTTGCGTGAGGCTCTGATGGTCGCTTTCCCTTATGGGAGAATATCGCCCTCAACCCATGCGTCCGCCCTGGGCAGGGTCTCGCGCACGTTATACGCGCGTGATAATAAGGCAGGGCACTCGGGTAGCTGCTCCATGCCCCGGCTAAAGGCTAGCAAAGCCACGTTCCGAAGCCGTTTCAAGTGCCGGACACTGTACCCGGTGTCGGTCTGCACATCGTCCCATTTTTTGTGGCCGATGTAGTATTCCGTCAGGATCAGATTGTGGACACCGTCCAGCCTGTCAATTTGTCCCCGGATCGTCGCCTCGTCGGACTTCAAAAGGGCTTGCTGACGTTCCAGACTTCTCAGCCTATCACCAATGCCCAGTTCATCCATCTTGCAAGCCATCGCCGCGGTGCTGTCCCCGGGCAGCCCGCCGCCGGGCATACCGTCCATGTTGATGCCTTTCAGGGTGTCTACTTCGTCGTCCAGAGCAGCACACTGGCGGCGGATGATCGTAAGCCGCCGGGGAATGTCTGCGCAATATTTCAGAATCGCTTCCGCCTCGTGTGTCTTCATGCTCTGCCTCCCGAAAAATCAAAATTCGCTGCCAAAGATGGGGCCTTGTCCCTTTACCCGCTCAACCATAGCCCCCACGCCGTAGATGTCCTCCACAACGCGGCGCAGCTTCTCGTAAGCTACCATCTCGCCATCCTCGGACCAGCCCAAGAACTGCTCGAAGTTTGAGCGGGTCTCCTGCATGACAGCAGCGATCTGCTCCACGGTATAGGCCATATCATGCAGGGCTTCCACACAATACCGGGCTACCATGTCGGCGGCGTCCCGGCGTTCGGCAAGGACTTCCCGCTCATTGGCTGTTCTGCCCAGCTTGCCCGCCGGGAGAAGGAACCGCTCCATCATCAACGGCGCGGTGCGGTCTTCCAGCGCAATTCGGGCTTTCCGCACCCCTCGTTTGTCCCGGTCAAGGGTATACCGTTCAGCCGCATTGTTCATCTTGACGGTCAGGACGGCGGCTTGCCCTGCGTCGAAGTTCAGAATGTCGTGTGCCGCTGCCACAAAGCAGTACGACACGACCTGCCCGACAGCTTCCCTGGACAGCGATGCTGCCGTTTTGGTTTTGCCAAGGTTAATTTGCCGATTCACGGCATTCTGGATGCTCTGCCGGTAGTATGAGGGCACCCTTGCTCTGCTTTTGCCCATGATGATTCCTTTCCCGCCTGTTCAGCTAGGCGTTTCCACTCTTTGATCTCGGATTTTGTGTCCGGGGTGATGATTTCCCGGAACACATAGCCCCGCGGCTCTGCGATCAGGTCAACAAAAAGCCTGCGGCGGTAGATATAGTCCCTCTGCGCCCGCCGGGTGAATTTTGACTTGATCTCCACGACCTCCACCGTGCCGTCGGCGTATTCCAACACATAATCTGCCGTATACCTCGCCGCCGGGAGGTGGACGCTGCAAAAATCCTTTGCGGGCAGCAAAGGAAAGGCAACGTGCGGCGTTGCCTTGATGATCCTGCCGGACTGGATGCCCGGCAGCACGGTGCCAATGTAAAAATCATACTCGCCCTTGCTCTCGAAGGTCTTGCCAATCTCCCCGGCAGTCTTGGCGGCAGCTTCCAGCGATACCGCCCCCGCCGGGGCTTTCCTTGCGCGGCGGTCGGCTATTTGCTTCTCCGCTTGGGCACGGTATCGAGGCGGCAGGTCTTCCAGTTCCAGTCTTGTGCTCACGGCTGGTTCCTCCTGTTTTTGTTCTTGGGCAGCTCCTTGCGGTACAGGCTCACGATCAGGTGACGGGTAGAGTTGCCCGTGATGGTGACTTCGCACCGATGCAGGGTATACCCCGGATACATCCGCTCCCAGTACGCCCGGTCTTCCAGACAGTTTTCACACACGTCCTTTAGCTTGCTTCGGCTCATTTTGTTGTCGTTCGGCCTAGGCATTTTGGGCGGCTGCAGGCCGTGGCTCTGCCGCCAGTGCCTTTTGCACCTGCGGTTCTTCACGATATACCGGGCAAGGCTTTCCACGCTGTTGTGGTCGAAGTGCAGCGGCTCACATCGAGCCATACCCCGGCCATTCCACGCCTGTTCCACCATTTCCCGGGTCAGCCCCGCCGGGTGCGTCATAATGACATGGTGATGGTGCCGTCCCAAGACTTCACCTGTCACCGGGTCCACGGTACAATACTCCGTCACCACGACCCACTTTGGACGTTGGATGTCCTGTTTATCGCAAAGGCGGTACAGCTTCTTGATTGCATTGGAGAAATCCCGGTCCGCCCGGGCAAGGTCATTTGGGGCAGGGTGATGATCGTCGTCGTAGGTGTATGTAACCGAGAAATCACCGGGCCGGAAGTTCGTATTTACCAGCAGAACCAAGTAGCGGCCAGATTTGCGGAGGTTGTAGGCTTCCTTTGCCAGACTGGTGGCGAGTTCTTTCTTCCGCCGAGTGCTGGCCTTATGCTCTTTCTCGGAGACCTCGAAAAACTCTGCCTGCATGGTGGGCGCAGTGGCATAATCCTTGCCGCAGATATATTTCTGTTCTCTGACATAAAAGCCGCCGCCCATACCCACTACGTCCTCCTTCCCGTAAACGTCCAATTTGCTGAATAAAGGCCAAACCGCCCGCCGCCCGGGGACTTCTATGCTTGCCCCCGCCCCCGCTCCGGGAAGCCGTGCTTGTCGATACGTTCTTCTGCCGCGGGGAGACAATACAGGGGGTTCCCCCTGTACCCCCGTCACGGGAACGGCTGCTTCTAATCAAGCTCTAAGCAAACTTTAAGCAAGCCGCTGCTCCCGTGTCCCTTAGTTTATCCTCGGTATACAAGCCCCTTGCCGCCTCGTCAGGGCGGCAATTTTACGACGGGCTTGCTTATTCTCTGGAAACGACTTCAACCTGTAGTCACTTCAAAACGAAGCTGTTGAGATAGGGCAGCACCTCGCCGCCGCAGTTGGACACAATCAGATAGAAGTTCTTTTGGAAGATGTGGAAGTAAAGAGCGTTGCTCACGTCCTTCGATCCTTCGGTGCGCTGCTCCTGAATCATCTGGGTTGCCTGGTTCCGGGACAGCCCCATGCCCATCAGGAGCTTTTTCATTCTCTTGGTTGTCATTTCAGTTTACCTCGTAGTCTTCAATGCCGTTGTCGTCCGTCCGCTTTTCCCAGTGTTCGCAGCTGTCCTCAACGTCGGTGACATCGGTGCAGTTCAGCGACAGACCATTGAAGCAAACCCAGGTATAGCTTTCGTGCCAGCGGCAGTTACAGCAAATTTTTTCAGATCCCATGCTTTCCACCATTCCAGAATCCATCCATTGCCTCCCGGTACGCTTTGAAGCAGTCCGGGCACAGATCGCCAACGCCACAGATTCTTTCGCAATCAAGTGCCCATCCGTCCAGCGGTTTGCTGTCATACTTTCCGTCGTCGATCCGCTCTGCAAATACCTGCTTGCGGCAGCGGTTGCAGATGAACATTGCGCCGTTCTTTCTCATGTAAATACCTCACACATGATGCTGTATTTTTCCTCCGACCCCGAGCGGCCTTTTCCCGTACATTGCACGGCATTGCGGGCAAAGGTCAATTACTCTTGGATACTTCAAAGGGAATCCGTTAAAATCAGTTGTCACTTGCCAGTCAGTCACCCAGTCCTGCGTTGTCAGCGTATCCTGAAACCCGCCCTCAAACTGTTCCTGAAATGCAACTCTCCTACATATATCGCAAAATATAGCCTTGAACATCTTTTGCATATCAGCACCTCCCGTGCTTTGCGCACTTGCCATCACAGGCAGGCTTTCCTTCGGTGGGTGCCTCGTACAGTTGCACCATCGGCTGCGGCTGATCCGAACGATTGAGCGGCTTGTCGTACTGAACCGTGTAGTCGCCCTTCGGGTTATCGTGCCATGCCAGAGCGTGACGGATCGCAAGCCAGACCTGTTCTGCCCGGTACGGGATTCTCATGCAGTAATCAAGTGGAGCCGAAAGAACATATCTTCTGTACAGCTTGTCCACTTCTTCCTGCATGATGTTCCGGCGGGCAACCGAGATATGGAAGATTTCATCCCGTTCTTCTTCGTCGGCAAACGAATCGTTTTCCAGAGCGGCGTAGAACTTCGCCATGCACAGTTCGTCTGTCAGGTCTTCAAACTGCCCCATGTGCAGACGAAGGTACATCTCGCAGGCTTTTGCTACCGCCTCGGCCACCGGGCGGCTCATGGTTATGGTGACTTTCTCGATCTCTGCCGGCGCGTTCTTTTTCTCGTCCATGTCGTTACCCTCACAGCTTGACAACTGATGCTCCATAACCATCGCGTACCATAATGCCATCTTTTTCCGTAACAAACATCGTTGTCTTGAACGGGAAGTTTGCGGCACTGATGCCCGCTTCATTGGCAGCATCGATCAGCATCCCGCACGGGCCATAATCGCACATGATGGAAAAGTGGTTGAACATTCCACTTTCTGCGTATTCCGCCATGCGTTTTGCCAAGGCTTTTTTGAACATGTCCGCCTGAGCTGGCGTTATGTTCTTTCGCCCCATGTCAGCAAGGAGACACGCAGTAACGGAAGTGAAACTGTTATCTCCATTGCTGTGTGGCCGATCTTCGAGTATTCTTTCCGCCCACCAGTTGGCGGCTTTCTCGATTGCCTCTTTTTCCAAAATCATTCCGCCTTTTTATCCTCCGTCTTGCACAGCCTCGCTGTTTCCCGTGCCATGTTCACCATCTTCTGCAGCGTTTCCAGCAAATTGCCGGACAGATTGATGGGCAGAAGTGCTGCCCGCACGATCATGCCGTCCCGGATAACGTAGTACCGGGAACCACTCGTCGTATGCCGCAAGCAGTAATTGATATAGTCACTTTTCTTGATCTCGTCCATCACGGGAACCAGCCTGCTTGCGGCGATGAAGTCAATGGCCTTTTCGTCCGGGTCTGTCAGCCCCATAAGAAGTGCCCCGCCGATATTCAAGTTGATATAGCTGGTTTTGCACTCAACCTCATTCTGAACAGCATCTTCGAGGTTCAGACCGCAGACATCCGTAATGGTGTTGCAGTCGTATGCGGTGTATATCACATCTTCCCATTTCTTTTTCTCGATTCCGAGCATCGTCATAACCTCTGCTTCGCTCCACGGCTTAGGAAACCCTTCCAGCGAGTAGATTTCAGAATTTGTGCCGATGTAGAACTTCGTTTCAACATCATCCGGGCCATGCACCCTGTACAGGCGGCAGGAGCCACGGTCTTTAATTACTTTGGCAATCGCTGCAATTTTCATGTGTGTACCTCTCCAATGGCCTGAACTTCAAATCACTCAAATTCTATGTAGTGTTCTGCAGCCTGCTTCTTCGCCTTGCAAACAGCTTCTTCCGCAGATTCTGCCGTGACCCGGTATATCAACCAGCACGGCAAGCCACGGCCACAGCCTTTCAAGACCACTTCATACGTTTTCATCCCGGCCAGCCTCATGCGAACAGATACAGCCAGCAGAGTTTAGCCAGCGCAGCGGGTGCCAGCAGCAGAACCGCCGCCCAAATTGCCGCGGCCAGCAGAAGCAGAACCGTACCGAGAGTTTTAACCAGTCCATCCATGATTTTTACCTCAACCTTCCTGCTCGTCTTCATCGTTCCGCACCTGACAGGCAGGTGCGGATATGGGATTCTTGATCTTGGCGACGGGGCGGACACCAGCCTCATACGAGGCGCTGTTGTAGTCGCAATTCCCGTTGCTGTTCGCGCCGGCGAAATAGGCTGCCGAGTTCTGCACCCGATTCTGGAGCCAGTACCATTCCCATCCACCATTCAAGCCCTGAGAGGCGATACGGTTCTTCCGCTGCTTCATCGGCTTCCACTGACTCACGCTTTCGGATTCATCTTCGCCGCACGGGTTTGAGCCGAAGATTTCCTTCTCCGTCGGCAGCCGCAGCAGGTCGCCGTTTTCAAAAGGCAGCAGCAGCTTTCTGATTTTCCGAGGGAAGCGGTCGAATACTTCGCCGTTCAGCTTTTTCCGCAGGTCGGAGGCATCCCAGCCGCCCGCATTGGTGTTCTGCGGATTCATGCTGTACTCTTTTGCCAGGCAGTCCGCAAAGCAGAAGATCATGCCGTCCTTTTCCTCCTTGACGGCCAGCATCTCTACCTTTTCGCCATCGGACAGCTTAAAGCGGATGATGTCGCCCACCCGGAACAAGTTGACTTTGATTTTCTCGGTTCTTCTTACTTTCATGTGATTTTCGTCCTTTCAGTTCGTTTCTTTGATTATCCAAACACGGTGTTCGCCGTATCCGTCCCAGTTCAATGCGTCCTCATGGCTGCCAGAAACGGCAATATCCAGGTGGCTGCCCTGCACCCCTGCACCCTTGTCCTGCACAATGCGGATTCCAACATCTTCGATGTAGACCACCGTGCCATAAGGGAGAAGCGTCTGGTCTGCCGCCACAGTTACATCCGCCTGGATCGGCTGCCCGCTGGCGGTGATCCCCGTGCCCGTGCCGCAGATGTGCTGGTATTTCTCGGTGCAGTATGCGGTACACTCGAAAACCCCTGCATACTCGACAACCAACTTTTTATCCAGCGTACCCCTAATTTTCAACTCGTCCGCCAGATCGTCTGCATACTGGGCGATAACTCCGGCGGTTTCTTCCCAGTCCTCCGCGCGGGATTTGTAAATATCCCGCTGGATTTCCAGGTCGTCGATCCGGCTGTTTGCCAGTCCAACGGCAACGCTGCTGGCAGCTGCCGCGCAAATCGCAACAGATACAGCCAGCTTCGACAGGGTATCAGGTCTCATTTCCTTCATCCTCCGATTTTTGGAACACAACAGGCGGGTGCCCGTGTGTTTGTGCGCGGAGCGTTCCTGTTACATTTACAGAAACATCCATGTTTTTCCCGCCTTGGTCGTTTAGCGCCAGAGATTCCATCAGTCTTTGATTCTGTACAACAGCCGTTTTGTTTCCGCCCGCCCCGGTCATCAGTGTCGGGCTGCATTCTTCTGAATAGCCGATTCCGCCAGAATTTCCAAGGTCAAACCCGGCAGCACGTTGGATCAGGCTTTGGTCTTGGCGTGTCGCCAGCGTCGCGGAAAGCTCCGTCTGCACCAGCGGACCTTTGCCGCCACCCTCACAGCCTTGCCGGATTTTCAGGGTGTAGGCTCGTTCTGCCCCCCCCTCGGAGCTTTCCTGCTTCCACCATGCGATCATGCCATGAATAGCAGTCAGGAGCAAGGCAGGCAACGGTCTGCCCCCCCTCCGGGAGGCACGGTCTAAAATGCCATTCAGTGCCGCCACGCTCAAAAGCGACCATCGTGGCGGCTTCTCCACGAGTATCGCAGACAGCATATATTCTTCGGCGACGGTGGGGGATTCCCCAATATTGAGCGTTGACAATTCGATAGGCAACAGCTCCGTAGGACACAGCTTTTGCCCATTTTCCATGCTGGCGAATAGGCTTATCTGTTCCACCTCCGGCAAAATCTCGGAGGTGCAAAAGCTCGTTGAGAACAATTTCAAAATCCTTTCCGCCATGCGACGACAGCGCACCCGGCACATTTTCCCAAATGACAAAGCGCGGATACCTTCCGCCTGTGGCAGACAGCATTTCCCGGATGACCCGGATTGCTTCATAGAACAGGCAGCTTCGGTCGCCGCCCAGTCCTTTGCGCTTTCCCGCAATGCTCAGGTCTTGGCAAGGAGAGCCGAAAGTGATGATGTCCACCGGCTCGATCTGACCGCCTTTGATGTCCGTTATGCTGCCGAGGTGTTGCATCTCCGGCAGGTGTGTTTTGGTAACGGCAATAGGGTAAGGCTCCACTTCGCTTGCCCATACAGCCCGCCCGCCGCACATCACAGCACACAGTGGCATAGTCCCGCTTCCATCGAACAGGCTGCCCAGCTTTACCTCCGCCGCAGGCTTCCCCAATTCCCGGAAAGCATTTTGGACGAAGAACAGGGCATTCGGCAAGGCCATTCCGTTACCCCACATGGAATACTCCGCCGACGGACTGTGCAGCTCGTCGTGCCATCTCTTCACTGCGGCATCGCTTCTGGCTCCATCCGCCCGGGCAATGATTTTCTTCGGTTTCTGCCCTTTGATCTTGCAATTTCTCAGGTACACTTCCCGCCAGAACTTGGTTTCTTCTGCGTCCGTCAGCGGCGCGATTTCTCCCCAGCCATCTGGAAAACCCTGTAGCCGCCCGCATTCCATCGGCAACAGGCGGCGCACGATCCATTCCGGCAGGCGCGGCACATCCGGCTGAATGACCGGGTTGATGTAATTCAAACTCCATCCCCCTGATTCTTTCGCTTGGAGCGTTCCGCTCACCGTGCCATTCAGACGGCTGTTTCTTGCATCGTACGCCACCGCATGACGATCTTGCGTGTTCAGCGTGAACGAGGCATTTTCCCGGACACCACTTCCATTTTGATTTGTGTTTCGGTCAACAAAGTTCCCGGCAAGGCAGAACGAGTTGTAGCCTACAATGGTTCTGTCCTTGTCACGGCTCAGGGTTGGTGCTGTATTCATCAGGCGTTCGGCGTTGGTCTGGGTGGATGCAATGCAGCACACGTCTTTTTCACTGTTCACGCTGCCGCCCCCCCCTCGAACCAGAATAGCCTGTGACCGCATGGTGCTGGCGGTGTGCATCAGCGAAGGAGCTACGCCGTCGGCATCGTATACCCGCTTTCCCTGTGGGAAGTCCTGGGTCAAGCATTTAATCTCCATGGTTTTCCTCTTTTCTTGTGCGAACGGTCGGCATCGAACCGACCCGTCTGTTGATGATGGGGAATCGGAAACAGGCGGCACCTTGCGCTCGCATATCAGACCCGCTCCGTAAGAGAGGTACAGAGCGGGGCGGCCACTGCAATGGCCTGTTGCTTTTGGCCTGAGCAAGTTGAACAGGGTGTTTCTGCGCTCACACTGCGGCGCACCCGTTCCCGTCATATCCATGCGGGTGCGGCTTCGGCAAGAACGGCAGCCCGGTTTTTCATCGGGCTTGAACGGAAAGGAGGACGCTGCTGTACAGCACCGCTCCGCCGTGCCGGGCGGCTGACTTCATGGCCGTGCCCGGCTTTCATGGAAAGCGTTAAGCAGGCGCAGGCGGGGTCTGACCCCGCTCACGGTGTCCCTGTACCAGAAGGACACCCCGCGCCACATAAAAAGCAGCCCCGCTTCTGCGGGCAGGGCTGCCTATTGTTTCACCGGGGACAATGCTTTGTATCAGCAGCATCGTTTCCCTCATAGTGCTTGCACTCCACGTTGTAGCCGCCGCACGGAGCGCATCGTGCATCGGTGATCTTAAACGTGTGTTTGCACTGTTCTACGTCATTCTTTTTTGTGCCCCTGTGCGGGGCAATTCTGATATGTGCGCTCCTCGCCAAGCTCTTGACCCTCCTTGCTTTATGTAGGTAACTGCACCGTCCAAGTGGGGACGTGTTGCAGCGTTTGTCCTGCACCGTTTCCCAGTGCTCCGGCGGGTTGAAGTTTATCCGCCGCCGAGGTTTCAACCGCCCTTCGAGGAAGTAAGAATCGCCGTCCCATTCTATAGCTGCTTCATCCGCCCATTCCATCAGCTTTTTCACCGATTCCGGCAGTTCAAAGCTCCCGTCCCATAAGGTTCCGTCAGCTTCTGTGACATCCGGCATCTCCGCAGGCATCTCTATTCGTTCACCGCTCGGAAGTTCAAGATAGGCGGCACACCCGCTCACTTTTCTACCTCCATAATGTGCGTAGCGATCATATCCGCCATGTGAACGCATAGAGCCTCTGGGCAGCTGTCATACACTTTGCTCAGGGTATCCCAGTCCTGCTGCCCGGTGTAGGCACCCATGTGCCAGCGGATCGCCAGCGTCTCTTTTTCCGTGAGGTACATCCAGTGCTGGATCAGGATGATGGATTCTTCACCATGCCCCAGCATCCGGGTGTCTCTGTACCGATACCCGCCCTCCGGCTTTGCAATGTACTTCCCAGCCTTGCAGACATCGTGCAGCAGGGCGGCAGTCAGCACAGCGTTCTTATTGCACTGTGCGAACCGTTCTGTCTCGCACAGCTCCATTGCAGCCTTTGCCACATTGAGGGAGTGGATCAGCAGACCGCCCGGTACGTTCAGGTGATGATTTGCGCTGGCCGGGCTGTTGAAAAAGCCAATTTCGTCAAGCATTCGCCACATCACCATGCTGTTAGGTCTCTTCCCGATTGCCTCAATAAACATCTGCTTGTACTGTTCTTTCGGGGAATATACGCCTTGTCCTTCCATGCCGTGTTCCTCCGAAATCAAGCCTTGCCAAGAGGTTTGGCAGGCAGATCAGCGGGACCAATAGCCTTGAAGTCTTTCGGGTTGATTTCCTGGGTAGAATGCTCCAACGCCTGATCGAGTGCTGCATCCAGCCCGATCTTCACATCCTGCAGCAGCTTTTCGGCCTCCTTCACGTCATTGCCGCAAGCCGCAGCAACAATGTTTGCTGTCGCTGCAACGGCAAGGTTCACCAGCGTTTCATCGTCACCATGTGCCCATAGGTCAACATGGTTGTTTTCCAGTTCTACGGAAAAGCCAATTTCTTTTCGTCGTTCATATCGTAGTCCTTTCTTTGGTGGGTGGATGTTCGGTCTTTGGCGGTACGCCCCGGGGTTAGCACCGGGCGGAAGGGAATGCACCCCCTCCTGCACTGGCTGTACCAAATAAAAAGGCGGCATTGGACAGGTAGCCGCCACCCATGCGGGCCGCCCCGCTGTATTCTTTCTGCCCCCAGCAGGTAGGGCCCCGGCCTTGCGGTAGCCGGGCGGCCGCCCCCTAGATAGACTAGCCGCATGGTAGGCGGGTAGGTCTGCCCATGCCCGGAAGCTCACTCTTTAACGTGTTCTTCCTGTTTCATCTTGTCTATGTACTTCTGCGCCGGATCGTGAATCTGCTCTTTGAACACTGCCCGCTTACGGCGTTCCAGCAGCTCAAAGTTTCCGGCGCAGGCAATCACCGTAATAATCCCAGCCATCACGATTTCCTTGATCCATGCCATTTGTATAAATTCTCCCGGGTCTTATCCAACATATCCCGTCTATGATTCGCCACCATCTTCCAGTAATGCGCCTCCTTGGACACCTCAAGAAATGCTTCCTCAGCTTCCTTTTTGGCGTAGTGGTTCAGGATGCCCCACAAAAGAAAAAGAGCCGTCGCCACATCTGTCGCAATCCTCACCGCCAGATCAGGGGTGCCGATGTGATATAGCCAGATTGCAAGTTCAAGCATTTTTCTACCTCATGTGAAATAAACTGGTTTGGTTCGTGTAATTCGCAAAGCGTTCTTCCTGCGTCTTGAAATAGAACGGGTCGATTTCAAAGCCGATAAAGTCAACACCCGCTTCATAGGCGGCAATTCTGCTGCTGCCACTTCCGAGGTGAGTATCAAGAACTTTCTGTCCAGGCTTTGCGAAATTCTGAAAAATCCAGTCATACAGAACAATCGGCTTCTGCGTTGGGTGAATTCGTACTTCATTCAGACTTTTGTTTCCCTGCATGATATGCCCTTCGGAAATGCTCTTGCCCTGCATCATCCCGCTCCACATATAGCGGAATAGTCTGACCGTCTTGAGTAGGTCTGTTGCCGCAATCTCGCAGTCGGAAAAACTTGTTGCTTGGTTGCACTTATCCCATACGATACGCCCCGGAGCAAAGCCATAGCTGAAATAGTTGCAGCCCCATATAATATAGTGTCGGCTCACTCGCATCAGTTCGTCGAAATACTCTTTTCCCGGCACTTCCCACACGGGAGAAACCGGGTAATCCCGATGCACTCCGATCCGGCTGACCCTTGAGCCGTAGAATCCGCGGCGTTCAGGTCCGCTGAAATAGGGCGGGTCTACCACAGCGAGATCAAAGTAACCATCCGGGAAAGCAGCCATTGCTTTCATGCAGTCTGCATTGTAGCAACGGTTCAACTCAAACGTCTGTGCTTTCATTCTTTCAGCCCGCCGGGGTATTCCGCCCGATACCGTAACCTCTGCTTCGTATGGTAGAGCCGCTTCTGCGCAAGGTCTGCACTGTACCCAGCCCGGCCACGCTCATCCATCCGGCCAGTATCGCCGCGGCGCAGTTCCTTATAAATGGTGGAGTAGTCATAACCCATCAGCGGGGCAATTTCCATACCGTTCATTCCAGAGTTGTACAGGCGTTCCAGCTTCTTGCGGTCGTCGAACTCCATGTGCTTTGCCATCTGTTCCACCCCTTTCCCCAAAAAATGCGCAAAAAAATAAACGCAGGAGAATCTTTTGGATTTCTCTTGCGTTTATTTTACAATTTCAGCCCGGAAAAGTAAAGCATTAAATGCGCCAAAAAATCAGCTTTTCTTTTGTATATTTTGCCACAACACTAACAAGCCGTAAGGTTTTCCACCTTTCAGCCCTGCTTTACTGTTCAGTTTTGCCATTCTTTACCTGTCAGCCATCCTTCCCGCATTACGCCGTTTTTCTAGTGGACGTTCTATCTCATGCGGTCAACCCTAGTTCCCGTAGACATTGGCGGAACATTGCCGCCGCGCTCTTATACCCATGAATCTTTCGGGGGTAGTTGTTGATCCATGCTTCCGTCGCTGCGATTTCTTCCGGCGTGACTTTAGAGACGTCCGTTCCTTTCGGGTGCTTCCTGCGGATCATGCCGTTCACGTTCTCGTTGCTGCCCCGCTCCCAGGAGGAATACGGGTGGCAGTAGTACACCTTTGTCCGCTGGCCGTCAATCAGGCAGGAACGCTCGATCTCGTCCGCCATTGCAAATTCGGTTCCGTTGTCCACGGTGATGCTCTTATATATAGTGCCAAACTTCTCTGCGCCCAGCTTTCGTTCTATGGCATCCAATGCCCGCACGGTCGTTTCCGCACGGCGGTTCGGAACAAGGATGATTTTCTCATTCCTGGTCTTGCGCTCGGTCAGCACCAGCAAAGCCGTGGTGCTTTTCTTTTTGCCGGAATATACCGTGTCCATTTCCCAGTGTCCAAATTCTTCTCGGCTCTGGATTTCTTCCGGGCGTTTTTCAATGCTTTCTCCCGCCGGCGCACGGGCTGCCTTTTTCTTCTTCACCTTTTTATATTCATTTTTATGTACACCGTGCCGGGGTAAGGCTTCCTGTGTTATGTTCAGAAAAACACCCTTCTTGATATAGTTGTAAATTGTGGGTATGGAAATGTGTGTTTTGAAAACTTTGCCCTGCTCCATCGCATAACCATACACCGCCGCCGGGGAACAATCTTGCTCCACGATGGTCCGCTCAATATAAGCCGCCAACTCGTGATCCTTACCGATTTTCAAACCCGGTCCTTTTTCGCGGAGGTTCGCTTGATACCGCTGCTCTGCAATATCTGGGCTGTACGTTTGGATCAGTTCCCAGGTTGTTCCGTTCAATCTGTCATAACTGCCCCGCTTCAATTCCCGGTATACGGTGGAAGGGTCAACCCTCAGCTTCTCCGCTATCTCTCGTGTCCTCATTCCTTCCTTTTTCCACTTCTCGATGCGAAGACGATCCGTAAAATTTAGATGCTTGAACACTCTCACGCCTTGTTCCTCCTTTCTTTTTTGGCGTTTCTTTTCGATTCAAGCGTAAAAGATACGATGTGCCGTTGTCAATATGCAGACTTTCCACATTTTTCACGGTTCCTTTGTGCAAAACTTCCAAGCAAAGAAAAAAGCCCCCGCCAGCAGCCCTAAAACAGGCTGCCAGCGGGGGCAGATTGTCCCGCCTTTCCTACATCAATACCCCGCGTGGAACGCAGGGCTTCGGAAAAAGCAGAGCAGGGGTCTTATTACAGCTGGTTCTTGTACCGCTTCAAATCCTCGTCGGCTTTCAGTGCCGCTTTGGTGAAGCTGTTATTGAACCAAAAGCCGGGGATCGCCGCGGCGATGGTGAAGCCAGCGGACACCAGCTGTTCAATGGTGCTGTTCTCAATGGGCAGGATGGGCTTTCCCATCGCAGAGAGCAGCTGGTTTGCCAGTGCCACCGTGAGGCAGATGGTGCGGGTAACAGTGCCGGCGGAAACAGTCTTCTCGGTGTAGATATGAGCGTTCATAATTCAGTTCTCCTTACTGTCCTGTTCGGACTTCTGCTTCAAAATTTCAATAGCCCCTGTCAATGCCTTAGGGATGGGAATACCCATAAGCCCGGCGTTTTCAATGATCGACAAGGTTTCGTTTGCGATAAAGGCAATGACAACGGCGTCCCTGATAAAATTCGATCCCATCACCGTATCGAGGTGGCAAGCCACCAACACGATCAGCAGGGCCACACCTTTACGGCACAGCCCTTTCCATCCTGCCCGAGATTCCAACGCACCGTTTTTGCTCTTGGGGCTGGCATGAAACACACCGGCGACCACCAGCCCCGTGACATAATCCACGGCCATAAAAAGAACCAGCGTGGAAAGTGCTGCATCCCATCCGCCGAACTGACTTGCGATCAGGCTTCCAACCAGTCCAATCATCCCGCACACTCCATTCTTTACTGCGTCACCCATCTGGATTTCACCTCCCGTACATCAACGTGAACGAAACCGTCCGTGTAGTACCGACCAATGCCGCCCTTGCCGGGCAGCAGAGTTTCGGCATAAGCGGCCAGTGCGTCAACCGAAACACCAGCGATCCAGATGTCAGCCGCTTTGCCATAAAGGTGCTGGCTGTGCTTGGATGCTTTCTTCTGCCTTGCGTTGTGGCTGGCGGTGCGGAAAGCACTATTGATATTCACCGCCTTACCGAAGTGATCCCGGATTTTCTGCAGCAGGGTCACAAGCTCGTCGTCGATAAAGATCGGGTCGCTGTGGTCCTTACACTGAAACTCCCGGACGTGAAAGTTCTTGCTCAGAGCTTTGCTCCCGTCCTTTGCATAGGAATAGGCTTTAATCGCCATCTTCAACATCTCCTTCCGGGTGCAGGTCTGCCCCGCACCCTCTCATGCAGCAATCCACCATCAACACGCCGAACTCGGCTCGTTCTGTGGCGGTGTCTGCTCCCATCGTTTCCAGCCTGTCCAGCAGGCTTTCGCAGAGGGTAGGCCAACTTTTATGCTGCATACGGTTCACCCACGATTTCCGCATACTCGTCGGCGGTGATCCAGCCTTTTTTGACGGACTTTGCCACGGTAGCCTTGCTCCAAATGCGGTGATCGTAGTAGCTTTTGACATCGGGGAACTTCTTGCTATGTTCAGTCATATCCATATCACATATCCTCCAGGTCAATATCGCTGTTCATGGCGATGTAATCAAGCTGTGCCCGTACCCGCATTTTGAACAGTTCATCTTCGGACAGTTCCCGCAGGATGAACCACCACTTGCCGTCCGGGTTATCGTGTGTAATCTGCACAAGCTCTGCATCATGCAGGACAGCCGGGTATGCGCACCCGGTCATATCTCCATCACTGGCGGAGATATGCACTTCCGACAAGTTGCCGTCGAACATATCTGCCGTGATCTCGGTCTCTGACTGGAAGTTGTTGCCGCCCAGCGTCAGGTTTTCGATCAATGTGCCATCAGCCAGCGCAACCGTCCATGTCCGTTCTTTTTCCATGTTGGCTCCTTCCCGAACAAGTCCTTATACAAGTTCGTCATATTGCGGATTTGCTGCCTGCTCATGTACTTGTAGTTGGCGCAAATCCATGATTTGTAAGAATTTTCGATTTCCTCATAGGTCATTATCCCGGCTTCCATTTTCCGCTTATAGGCTTTGAGCTTCCGCCGTTCTCTCGTGATAGCTTTTGGGCTGATCTTTCGGATGATCCGCCCATCTTCCTGCAAAGAATAAAGCACTTGCAAATGGCGATACTGGCCGGACAACTTGCAAACACGGGTTTTCTTTTCGTTGATGATGATACCCAACTTTTCTGCCCACTGCCTGACCCCGGCCATTACCTCTTGCAAATGCTCTTTGCTTTTGTCGATGATGTAGAAATCGTCCGAATATCTTCCATAGCCCTTCACTGCGCACACGATCTTGACGTAGTTATCAATGGGCACCGGGAGAAATATTCCTGTATTTTGTGAAACTTGGTTGCCTATATCTGCGCCCTTCCGCAGCATTTTCTCGCCAGTCAGGGCGGATGATGGAACGCCAACATTGAGCGTTGAACGCACCTTTTCATGGTACATTTTCTCGATTTCCTCATCTGCGAAACGTGAAACATCCAATTCAAAAGTGCGGAATGCCAACCGCAGTTTGTCCATAACATCCGCCAGTTCTTCCGGGTCTTTGATTTCCCGCGCAAGATACTGGCTGAACTGGGCCAATGCGACTTCATGCACAATGTTGTCGTAGCAGCCGGAGAAGTCCGAGAATCCGATGTAACCTTCATTGGTGCCCTCCCGCTCATAGTATTTTCGCAGCTGGATTTCAAAGCGATGCCGATGAAACGCAACACCTTTTCCAACCTGTGAAGACGAATTGTCGTATTGCAAATATTTTTGAAGCAGCGGCGTGAGGTATTCGTCGCAGGTAATGTGGTTCACCGCCTTGTCTGCGGTTGCTGCACTCGTGATATACCGTGCGTGGCCTCTTTCCTTGATGCCAAATTTCAAGCCCGGCTCAGGCTTATATGTGCCGTCCTCCATGGCTTTCTGAATATGCGCAGTTTCGAGCAGATGATTTATCTCGTATAACTGCGTTTTGTATTTGAACATCGACGCTTTCATCGCTTTAGTTCCTGCTTCATGGATATAATTTGCATCTGTGTATTTACTCATAGCTCCTGAAATAAACTGCACAATAGCTCCATCGGTCATAACCGGGAACGTCACAGTTAGTATTTATCGCAGATTTCCTACGAAAGGATGACCTTTCCTTTCACAGAGCCGCACCGGGTCTTGCCCTTTGTGTGGTTGTGAAATCCAAAAGCCCGGCGACGGGGCGGACACCAGCCTCATTCGAGGCGTTGTTGTAGTTGCAATTCCCGTTGTTGTTCGCGTTGGCGAAATAGGCTGCCGAGACAACGTACAAAAGTCACCCTATTGTGTTATTATTTTCCTTCCATCTGTTTGAAACGCTTTGCATCTGATTTCCGCAGAGCTTTAATTTTGTTCACCAGTTCCTCAATTTTCAGAGCCAGCTTCGTGAACTTGTTAAAATCCGCAGGCAGAGCCTCCGCTACATACTGCAATTCGTCCATCAGCATCCAGCAGGCGGCAATGGCCTTGTCGAGTTCCAGCCGTCGCGCGTCCAATTCCAGCTGGCAGCTCGGCCAGATGGAGTTTGCCGCACGGAGGTGGAGCGGAATGTCGCGGGAAAGATCGTGCATCCGCTTCCGCTCCTGCTCGATCAGCCAAAGGTTGAAGTCTTGCTCCTGCTCCCGGATTTGTGCGACTGCCTTTTCTCGCTCCGGGCCTGCAGGGATGTACTTCGTCATGGCTTCGAGGTGTTTTTCAAACTTTGTCCTGCTATACCCAAAGGTGCGGGCAAGTTCCGTCGTAACCTCTTTGCTGATTTCAAGCGCAAGGTGGTGCGCTTCCAGTCTGGAAGGTGTTCGTTTGTGTACTGGTACAGACGTTTTCTTTCACTTCCTGTCCTGCTCTCAATCCCACGGTACAAGCCCGTGGGATGTTCGATCAGCCGATCAGCCCGGCGACGGGGCGGACACCAGCCTCATTCGAGGCGGTGAGGTAGTGGCAATTCCCGGCGCCGCTCGCGTTGGCGAAATAGGCCGCCGAGACAACGTCTCGCAGCCAGCACCAATAACTACGGGTGAAGCTCAACCACGGTGCCAGCCGGAACAACGGCAGTTGGGATTTGGAGATTGTGTAGTTGTTCGGAATGTTGGTGCCGTCAGAGGCAGGAGCAAAGATATGGCTGCCGTACATCATGTTCTCGTTGGGGAGTTCCACGGTGCTGTCATACCAGGTGCCGCCGGACGGTCTGCCGTTGGACACGGCGTTTGTCAGATGCTCACGGTGGTTCAGGATGTGGGCAGAGCCAAAGGCAGCATTGAAGGTTGCCTTTGCCTGCGTCAGGCCGTTTTTATACATATCGCTGCCCACATAGCCGCCCTCAGTTGTGTTGCTGGCGTTCATGTGGTAGGTGTACAGGTGGTTGCGAGGGATGATGACAACATGGTGCGTGGTGCAAGCTGTGTCACCGCACTGATACCAGTAATCAAAGCCAGCAACAAGGTAGTCCACGCCGCCGATCTGCCAGTAATCGCCGAGGTAAATGTCCTTGAACGTACCAGCTTTGATAGCTGCGGCCTGCTCTGCGGTCAGGCTGCTGCCAAGGTTCTTTCCGCGATAGATCATGTTGTGAGTGGCAGCATTGTCCATGATGCTGACAGCCTCACCACCGCCGGGCATAATCAGCGGACCCGTCAGCGTGCCGCCGGACAGAGGCACATAGGTTTCCTTTGCTTCATCTTGCAAAGCCTTTTTGGTATCGTCGATTTTGGTGTTGATCTGTTTAACCTGATCGTTCACCATCTTCACGGACGCAACCGCGCTCGGGTCAACGGTCACTTTGATGTTGGCGATATTGGAAATTGCCATGACACCGAACAGTTCAATTACGAAGTCGCTGTTCTCGGTGTGGGACGGGATTTCAACGCCTCGGTCATCCTGCATGATAAGGAGCAGCGTTTCATCGCCGTCGGCCAGCTTTGCGTATACACCGACCTGATGCAGGATATAGCCCGCTTCCACATCACCGTTCGTGATCTGGATTTTGATGCGCTTGCCAGCATCGTTGCCGGTGCTGTCGCTTGCATCTTCGATGCCGAGGATTTTAAGGGTCTGCTTTTCCTCCTGCACATCGGTGAGGGCTGCCAGCGAAGCTTCCTCCGTGGTGCCAGAGCCGCCCACGGCCTTGGTGATCGTCATCGTTGCGCCGGACAAGACCTCAGACATCATATCCGTGCCGACGGTTGTAAAGACAGATTTGTTCCAACTCATGTATTCATGCCTCCAATTCTGACTTCAATTTGCTGCCTGTATGCAGCAATGCCCGCCGGAGCCAAGGTTGTTGCCTTGTGATCCGCCGGGCGAATATTTCCTTTGATGTAGGCTGTCATCTGCATCCGTATAGCAGCGCAGCCCACCGGGGCGTATGTGGCAGCCTTGTGGTCCTTCGGCAGCAGGATTCCGATGATCTTCGCCGATTCCTGATGCCGGGTGCCCCACACTCCCGCCTTTGCGTAGGTCGTGGACAGCAATTCACGGGGGCGCAAGGTGCCAGCGATGGGCACAGCCACACGCTGGGTTGTACCGTGGTAGCCAGCACCGACATAGGCAGTGGTCGTATCGTTGAAGATCAAGTAGCTGATTCCTTCCAGATGCGCCGTGCAGCGGCGGGCGTATCCAAGCAGGTCTTCCATTCTCTTAATGGTATAGTAGGAGATGTCGGTGTTCTCCGTGATGTTGACACGAAGCCGCCAGTGTCCTGGCGTTCCGCTGTAGTCGTACCACTCCACGATCTCCGAGTTGGGGTAGATTGCTGAGATTGCCTGCTTCACCGCCCATTCAGTTCCGCAGTACCGCCGCACCTCCATGGCCGTCTTGATGACCCGGCGTTTTGTTTCCACCGGGTAATCATCCCGATACCAGTCCACCTTGAACTGAACCGCCAGAACATCCAGCAGGTCTTCCGGCAAAGAATCTATTGCGGTGTAGACGTGGATGCGCTCGATGACTTTCAGTTCTTTTTTCAGCCGCTCCCGATATACTGCGTCAATGACCTTAACCCAGTGCTGCTCTGCAATGCCGGGCGGCAGACCTTCCAAAAGGCCGGTATCACCGATCTTAATCATCTTCGATACCTCCGTAGGTGATCTTGCACTCCGTCACCTTCGACACCTGGATTTTGGACACCACGGTATCAACCGGGGCAGTCAGCCGCGGGCGTTTCGCCCCGGCCTCCCGCACCCGCATGATGAGTTCCGTCGGGTCGATGTCCAAGCCGATTTTTCTTTGCCAGGTCTTGTATTCCTCCACTGCTTTCTCTACGTTCTCCTGGATCAGTCCTGCATTTTTGACATTGCTGGATGCGATGTAATAGGTCAGGTTGATGCTGTACGGCACTTCCTCCGGGGGAACGCCGACCACAAGATCACCCATCGGCTTCTTTATGTCTGCAAAGTAGCGTTCCAGCTCTCGGCATTCTTTCTCCGTCGGAAGCCGGCCATCTTTCAGCAGGAAATAGATATAGACCGTGTACCCATCCTCGCAGATAGGCTTTGCGGCGGTGACGTCGCTGCGCCAGCTTCGGGCAAAGTATTCATACAGATCGACCGGGCCAGCCACGGACACATTGGACGGCGCAATGTAGGCACGTTCTGTCAGGGAATCGTCGTCCTCTTTTCCCACGCCGCCGCTGGTTACGGAGGTATTCTCCACCGATGCCACATACGGGATCGGGTCAACCAGCACGTTGATCTCGCCAATGGCAATTCCCGTGCTGTCTGCACCGACATCTACCGCCACCGCCGGAACATCCACGGTCAACTCACCAGCCGGAATCTCCGCATACTCGCTCGTGATGAAATACCGTTTGTCTGCCGTCCGGGTTTGCGTTCCTTCCGGGATGATCGTTGCACTCGTCCGGGCAGCGGCCAGCGTGAACCGCAACACCGTGGTGGCATATCCAGCCTGCAGGCGTTCCGTTCCCACGAAAGGAACGAGGTTGTCCAGGTTTGCCCCGGTGCTTGTGGGCAGAAGTTCCGCTTTCAGAGCGTTCGTGGCATACTCGATTGTGTGATGGGATCGGTGCGCCAGTGTAAGCAGGACAAGCCGCGCCTCATTGCACCGTGCCAACGGGGTGCTTTCTGTTCCATCAAGCTCCTTATCGAACTTCGCATACAGAGCCTTGCAGTCTTCAATGGCTTCTTCCAGCGTTTCAGCACCTTCAACTTCAATGTCGGGGAGATTTTCAAAAGCCTTGATCTTAGACAAGTTCGTACACCACCTTCGGGATCACTTCGCCGCGGACGACATCGCTTTCCAGCCAGTCAACCCGCACCACCCGTGCCCGCGGCTCAAACTCTGCTGTCTTCTCGGTCACTTCCCGGACATACAGAGCCTTTGCCACTTCGATGGGCTTATCAAGAAAAACGCCCTGGTCGATACCAAGGCTGCGGTCACCCTCCTGGCTTCCAAGAGGGGTGGAGTACAGTGTGCGCAGGCACCGCGCAACATCCTGTATTTCCTCCTGCGTTGCGCTGTCTTCGGACAGGGCAAGCATCGTGTTGCTGATGTCGATCATACATACTCCTTTATTGTCAGGCTCACCTTGCACTGTACCAGCAGGCCGTGTTTTATCACGGCATCCCAGCTTTCACTTACATCGGTGATTCTGAATCGGTTTTCTGACAGCGGGGCAAAGCCGATGATGAAGTAGTGAACCTCACCGTCTTCCGCCATCTGCGTCAAGCGTTTCAGCATCTTGCGCGGATTCACGCCATGGGCGGCATCCAGCAGAATATCGCAGGTGTACTCCTTGAGCTTCGGGCCGACGTACTCCGGCTTCGCCTTGCCGTTGATGACCTTATGCTCCACCCACTCTGCGCCGGTGCTACCCTTGAAGTTGGAGAGGGTCAGCGTCCGCAGGTGCCCCACGGAGAAAATTACATCTCCGAAAATGCCAACATACATTTCCGCACCTCCTTACGTCGGTGGGCTGGTCTGATTGCCCAGGTTGCCCGTGTGCGTGTGGTTCACCAAAGACTTGCCAGACACTACCACGTCGCCACCGCCGCCGGTGATGTTCACCATTCCGGCACTGGCCGTGATCGTGCTGGCGGACAGTTCCAGCGTTCCGGCAGCCTTGATGGTGATTCCCGCCGGGGAGTTTACCGTCACGGCTCCGCTTTCGCTGATCGTAACGGTTGCGCCGCCCACCTTGATTTCCAGGCTCTTTGCTTCGAGAATGTGTTTCCCGTCCACATGGTCCGTCAGTTCTTTTGCGTTTGCATCAAACTTTCGGTATGCTTGTCCATCCTTGTTGGAGAACTCCTTGCGGTAGATGCCCTTCTTGCCCTCCGCCGGTTTGATTTTCTCGTTCCAGATCGTGCCCATCACCACCGCATCTTCCGGGCTATCCCCGGGGTGCAGCACAAGCACCATATCTTCCACTTCCGGCGTTCGATACTCCCGGTTGGAGAGAAACGGCACCATCTCGGTCACGGTATCGTCACGATCCGGGTAGTGAACCTCGCAAAGGCCGTTCTCGTAGTCGATGGAACTCACATAGCCCACTCTAACTTCGCTCATGCAAATTCCTCCTGTTCCACCTTGCTGGCCTTGACCTGGGTTTTATATCCGCCGGATGGCGAATAGCTATGTTCCATCTCGTCAATGAAGTATTTCCCGGCCATTTTCCCGAAGCCCACCACGTTGATGCACTGCGCCGATGCTCCCACCGGGTAGCCCGGAATCGTGAAGCTGATGGTCGTTGCGCCGTGGTTGGCGTTTTTGAGCTTGGCGATCAGCCGGGCTTTTGCGTCTGCCTCACTGCTCACCTTGCCGGAAAGTTTCAGTTGCCGTTCCTCGGTGCCCACCTTGACGTTGATATTGATTTTCTTGGTCTTGTTGGTATAGGTGTACACGCCGCCGGTGTAGGTGCCCGTCAACTTGGTACTCCACTTGAAGCTGCCCCGCTCCACGCACAGCGCGGTCGGATTCCCGGGCGGAGCCGCCTCGTATACCGTCCAGACCGCATCCTTCGCTTTGTACTTCTCCCGGTCATAGACCCACAGCTTTGCAGCGTAGACCTTGATAACCAGGGCGTAGGTGTCGCAGAGGTCCTGCAGGAATGAACTGTCGGTGGCATCCTGTTCCTTGGCGTCAATGTCGTGGTCGTCGCCGTCGAACTCAAAATCCAGCCCGTACCGCCCGGCAATGGTTTCTGCAATTTTCTTCACGCTGGTCTTTTTCCAGGTGAAGGTGCGGTTCCGTTCACTGAAGCTGGTATCGTTCGGCTTTGCCACGCCGCCCATTGTCAGGGTGTCCGGGGTGCTGGAAAAGCTCATGTCGTCCAGCACAAATGCGCCGCATTCGGCACTGTAATCCCGGTAGCCGCTGCTCACCCCTCCAATGTTCCAGTCCTTGACTACGATGGTCGGGTAGAGTTTCACGCCCTTTTCCGGCATCCAATCATTCTTCCACTTGTCGGCTTTGGCATTCACCGTAATACTCACGCTGTCGCTCTGCGATGCTGCGGCATCCGTATACCGAAAACTTTCAATGTCAGGTGCGATCTCTGCCGAAATGTCTTTGTTTTCATATTTCAGCAGGATCGTTGCCTGACGGCCTTTGGGTCTCGCTATTGCCAACACCATGCTCATGCCCCCGCTTTCCACGGCGGCAGAGTGCCGCTCTTTTCAGCCGGGAGAGCCGGTGTTGACAGCACCAGCCCGGAATCGAACCGGGTAAATTCGATATACTCAGGATTGGCCTGCATCAGCCAGTCAGCTTTCAACTCGCTGCCGTACACGGTGTAGGCGATCTGATCCCAGGTGTCGCCGGACTTCGTTGTGTACTCAAGTGCCATAATCCATACGCTTCCTTTCCCGCTCGTACTTCTCCACATACTCACAGAACCGCTCGTACCCGTCATCCATGAGAGAACGCAGGTCTTCCGGGTCCATGCTTCCGTAGATGATGAAGTTCGGAGCGTAAACGTAGGTGTTTCCGCTGGAACTTGTATAGCTTCGCTGATAGCCTCCCGTTCCGCCGGGCTGCCCGGAGCCGGAGTTTGTGCCATTGTCGCCCGTGATGGACGGCACTTCCACCTCCTGCTGGCGATCCCGCAGGTTTTCCAGCATGGTAAGGTTCTGCCGCGTCAAGGCCGCATCGCCCGCCGTTGGGAAGAAGGTGAGGTTGCTCAAATCGTAACCGTCCAAATCAGACAGCCGCTCAAGCTGCGCCTGCGCCACATCTGCCCTTCGAGCAAAGCTCAATGCCTGCTGTACTCTGGAATTATCCAGCACCTTCTGCGCCGTTGCGTTGCCCGATGCTGCCGCACCTTCCAGCGCATCTGCCGCATAGTTGGCAATTTCCGTCGTGCGCCGGAACGCCACACCGAAGTCAGAGCCTTGGATCATAGCCGATGCCAGAGGAACGCCCAGCATCTTGCCGGCCTGTAACCAGGTGTCCACGTTCTGCTCACGCTGAGAGCGGCGGAAGCTGATAATGGCCTCGGTTCCCGCCTCACCAGCCAGAGACGGCCCATTGGTAAAGCCGCCGTCTGCAAACTTCGGCAGGGTCACTTCGGTCAGGTTGAATCCGAACTGCTTTCCGCCCAGAGCGGGCACCCAGTCGGGAACCGTGAAGTTGATCTTGTTCAGTGTGCGGATGATTGCGTTCACCACGTTTACCACAACGCCGACGATACCCTTCACCAACCCGATGATTCCCAGCACCACAGGCTCTACCACAGGCAACAGCTTGCCGATCACATCCACCACCGTCTTGATGGCGTTCACCAAAATGGTGCCCACCAAACTGACGACCGTGGAGAGCAGCGGCATAACCGCCGGGATGCCCTGATTCACAACAAAGCCGAACACCTCAACCAACAGCGGTTTGATGTGGTTCGCTCCGAGGTCTACGATCTGGCTGAACACCCCCGCAAAGGACTGGATCAGCGGCATGACCGTCTGGATGGCAGGCATTGCCGCCGAGAACACGTCGCCCAGATTCAGGCCGCCGATGTTGAAGCCAGACAATTTCTGCTGGATGCTCTGCAGTCCTTCCGGGGTGGTGAGCTGGCCGAAGACCTGTTTGATTGTGTCTCCAATGCCAGAGATTTTCCCGGTGAACGCATCAAATACAGCAAGGCCGCCCTCGCCGAAAATCTGCCCGATGATGGTACGAACGTCCTCGAAATGATCTCCCAGCAGAGAAACCACCGCAACCATCGTGCCCAGGCTCGTGATGGCGGGGCCGAATGTGCCAAGTAACGACATAAAGCCGCCTCCCAGTTTTCCGGCCACAGCACCAATGCCGCCCGTCAGGTTCAAGCCACCTTTGCCAAAGACAGCCTTTGCGCCAGCACCAAGGACATTTCCGATGGTCGCCGTCGCCGTGCCCGCTGGGTTCGCCGCAGCGGTCATGGCATTCATCGCATTGGTCGGGATATTTGCCACATTGTTGATGTAACCCGCCGCCCCAAAGATTTTTCCGGCGACAGCCTGCATGGGCTTTTTCTTTCCACTCGTCAACGCATCTGAGTTTAAAGCTCCGATCACGCCGCCCGCCAAAGAACTCAGCCGTCCGGCAATGCCGCCCTGTCCAGAACTGTTTGCCATCCATGCGCCCATCTTGGCGGATTTCAGGATATTGCCTCGATTATCCCAAAGCCCCTTGCTTCCAGAAACCGTGTTCTGAAAGAGGCTGGTCGGGCTGAGAATCCCCAGCAGGTTGCCGACGGTGATCCCGCCGAACTTTCCGCCAGGGGCACCACTGGCCTTGCCGCCCAGCGTCAGGTTCTTCACCACGCTCAGTGCGGTGCTTCCTGCGCTATATGCAGCAGGAGCCATGCTCATGGCTCCAAACGCTGCAATAATTGCAGCAATGGCACCCGCCGCTTGCGGGCCGTTGTTCGCAAGATAGTCAACGCCCTTCTGAATCCACGGCAATGCCCACTGCGCTGCCGCACCGATGCCCTCAACCGCCGTGCGCAGCAGCGGCAGGATGGAGTTTGCCAGATTGGACAGGTCCGGCAAGTTTTCGTCGATGCCCTTGTAGATGTCCAACTGCAACCGGGTCAATTCTTTCTGCGCCGGCAGGAAAGAATCGCCGAGGTCCTGCATCAACACCGTCTTGGCGTTATCCCGCATGGTGCGCAGGCTTTCTTCCGTTCCCGTGTTGATGGCAAACTCTCGCTCCATACTGCCGGAGTAGGCAGATTCATCGCTCACTTCGGACAGCGTTTTCATCAGCAGATCAAGGTTGTTTGTGACCTTTGCGCTGCCTTCAACTGCCCACTGGTTAAACAGCGTATTCAGTGCAGCAATTTTGCGCTCGTCCGGCAGCTGATTGATTGCGCCGAATACTTTCAGTAGGGTTCCTGTGCCATCTTTCTGCATAGATGAGGCAATGCCTTCAGCTGTAAACCCCAGTTCTCTCCACATTCCGTCTTGGGCATCAGTTGCACTTTTGCCTTTGGAAATGTTTGTGTAAATTCTGGAAATTGTTGTTCCCACTCTATCTGCATCAACGCCAGTGGCCTGCATAGCCGTTGCAATGGCTGCCGTGGTCGATGGGTCCACGCCTGCCAGCTGACCGATGGAAGCCGACTTGTTCACGCTGGATGCAATTTCTGCCGCCGTGGTAGCGTTATTGGCACCCAGATAGTTGATCTGGTTCATCAGGCGCATAACATCATCATGGCTATAGTTGGTCTTGTTGCCCTCAGCGTCTCTCTTGGTGAAAGCAACCTCCCACTTTGCCATGTAGTCGCCAGCAGTCTGGTCATCCAAATCCATGGCGGTGGCGGCAACAGCCGTATCACGCAGAATACCGCTTTGCAGCTGCTCCGTTACATCCTTGCCAGACTGTCCCAGAGCAGCACTCATGGTCGTGATCTGTTCCGTGGTACGGGGAATTTCCGTACTCAAGTCTTGGATGTAATTCTTCATGTCGGCATAGTTCTGGGCGAATGTCTTTCCATTCTGTGCCATCGCATTGGATGCCTTGCCGGAAGCATCCGCCAGACCATCCACATAGCGCATGACTGGGGCCATCTGTGCTTCCAGTTTTGCCGCCTCGTTCGTGACCTGCTTCACGCCAACCAATACGCTGCCTGTCAGCGTTGCGCCGAGCGCAAGGCCAGTTTTTCCGACTACCCCCAGTGTTTTTGCCACCGTACCCGCCAGAGAATTTGTGCTTTTCAGCCCATCTGTCAGGGAGCCGGTCAATCCTTTTACTTGGCTGATGCTTCGTGCCAGCGAAGGATCGACCTTGCCCATGATTCGGATGCTGAGGTCTAGTGCCCCATTTCCTGCCATACGTCTGACACCTCCTGGCACAGTTCGATCAAATCTTTCCTTGGCATGGAAAGATAGTCCGTCAGGTTAGAGTGCGTCGCAATGGACAGCTGGATCGCTGCTTTTCTCAGTGCCTTTGCTCCGCCTTTTACTCGAAAAAATCAGCGTCCACAGCGTCACGCAGCTTTGCGGCCTCGCACAGCGGCAGACCGGTGAAGAAATCCTCCGGGTAGCCGGTGCCCATGCTGGCGATGATGCAGACGTACAGGTAGTTGCGGCCGGTATTCACCGGGGAAAAGCCTCCTGCCACCATGCGGTTTTCCGCCATAGATTCACTCATGGTGTTCAGCTCGCCCACGCCGGAAAGGTCCACGGATTCAAAGGTCTTGCCCTTGATGTCCTCTTTGCTGTCACCGTTGTAGGTGTAGGCGTTGTCAAACTTCACAACGTGGGTCTTAGGGTCGTTCTTGACCTTTGCATTCAGATTGTTCAGGATTTCCGTCTGCACCTGTTTGATCTTCGCACGGGGCATGAGCTTAAAGAACTCCACGGGTTTGCCGCTGGCCTTGGTTGCCACTTCCTGCGCAAAAGAGGTGGTAGCCTCCACCGCTGCCAGAGTGGCGATCTCGCCCGCCAGTTTCTTCTGGATGTCGATCATGTCCTGGATCGTCATGCCGTCCATGCCGGACAGATTCACTTCGTCGTACTCGGTGCCCTCGAACTTATAAGGCTTTGCGAATTTCACAGTAAGATTACCCATCTTGATGTTCCTTTCTCTAAAAAGAATCAGCCGCCCCACAGTGGAGCGGCTGAATTTCCAACTTATCAGATCAGAGCGTTTACTTCGGCGAGGATGTCCTCACCATCAACGAAGTAGCGGCCAGCGTACTTGTCGATGTCGATAACGGTCACGCCGTCGATCTCGACGAGATAGCGGGTCACTTCCAGCGTAGTGGAGCTGTCCATGGTGGATGCCCGCTTCAGCTTGCCGGGGTCAAGCTCTTTCGGCTTGCCGCCCAGCACAATGCGCAGGCCCTTGTAAGTATAGCCGCCGTCCTTATCCTCGTTCTGCATAGCAGCACGAAGGGTGATCTGCACAGAACGGCCAGGATGCAGCATCTTAGTGGCGTAGCTGTACAGCGTGTTCCAGGTCAGAGTAGCTTCCATGCTTTCAAACTGACCCGGCACAGGACTGTCAACGTCGCCGCCGATGCCCATGCCGTTGACGGTGGTGGTCTTGTTTTTGATCTTGGGCAGCGTAACTTCATCTGCCAAACCGATCATCTTATCGTCCCCGGTGTAGGCGTTGTAGTTATTAACGACCTGGGGGACGAGGTTGCTCGAAATAGCCAAGCTCATCGTTCATATCCTCCTATTACAGATTCAGAGCAGTAACCAGCGAGGACGCCTCATACTCCATCGTGACGTTCACCTGCTTCAGGGGCGGGAACGGAGTGCAGTAGAGGTAGAAGTGGTAGTGACCCGCCACCAGTTCAGCGGCGGTGTTCTTCTCGGTGTCAGCTACCATGCGATAGCTGGCGCAGGCTTCCTCGGAAACGTACTTGCTGCCCTTCATGTTCTCGCTGTCGATGATGGACTGCAGCCGCTTGGGGTTCATGGGCTTGTCCAGCTTGCTCATGTTGTCCAGAACAAAGCTGGTCCATGCGTAGTTGAAAAAGCGGCGAATGCACAGGAACATATCCTTCGGGTCGGTGTTCTTCGGATAGCAGGCGGTCTCATTGCCCCAGATCACGAAGTCGGTGCCGGAACGGATGAAGGTTGCAATGCCCTGGTCGTTCAGGAAGGTGCCCTGCTCCTGATCCATCAGCACTTCCGTCCCGTCTTCCAGACAGGCAGCAGAGATGGGGATGGTGACATTGGAAGGGCTTGCAACGGGACGGTCGCCGTTCTGACTGTCATTGTACACGGTCGCCGCTGCTGCCATGGAGCTGCCGCTGTACACGGTTTCGCCGACCTTGACGTACAGCCACAGGGCGTATGCCTCGCGGGAGGTCGCCGTCTGTTTCGTCTTCTGCTCTGCAACATCGGTGTACTTCTGTGCGCCGTCTGCACTGCAGTCCAGGTCAACAAAGCACACAGCGTTGAACAGACCGTTGATCTTGCGGCACTTGGCCTGCAGCGCAGCGCACACCTGCGCATTTTTCGAGAAACGCGGGGCCAGCAGGATACCGGGTGCCTTGCTCAGTTTGGGGTAGGCCTGACGGACCACCTCAAGGCCGGTCTCTGCGCCAGTGGCAGCGTTCACACCGCCAACAATATCATCGGCAGTCACTTTGGACGCATCCAGGATGGAGCCGGAAACGGTCAGGGTGGTTGCGCCGTCGCCTGCACCGCCGGTGATAAGTGCAAGGCTCACAGTGCCGTCATCGTTGAAGCTGGCGATGTAGTCCACATCTGCCGTCAGCGCAGTGGTGTCTTTCTTCACCACCAGCTTTTCCAGCAGAATGCCCACTTTGTCAATCTCAGCAACGCCATCATTGACCTGCACAGAGGTTTCATCCAGGGCGGTGATGTGCTTCTTATTTGCCGGATCAAGAACATTGATTACGACGATAGGTGCAGTGCCAACCACCTGGAAGTTGGCGGAGATTGCCTCGCAAAGGGTGTACTTTGCAAAATCGCTGGACCAGCCCACCGCTGCCACAGCCTCCTTGTAGGTGCTGACGTACAGCGGGGTGTTTACTGCTGCCGCCGGGTTTGCCAGCTGGTTGACAGGGGCGGTGCCAACGATGATCTGTAAGCCAGAGCTGACCTGTACCGGCGCGGAAACGCTGGTGGTCGCTTCGGTCAGATTAAAGCCATGAGAACCAGTCATAGTTCACATCCTCCTTACTCTGCTGCCGCAGTGTTCGTGACAGCATCTTTCAGCAGAGCATCCGCCCGCTGATAGAGGGCGTTCTCCCTGGTGCCGTCCTGCTCGACCTTCATCCGCATCTCTGCGAACCTCTCGCGGGGAACCGTCAAGGCTTTCAGCACAGGGATTGCCTCCATCTTCTCCGCCAGCTTCGCGGGCACACCGCCCACAAAAACGGTGTACTGCGGAGCCAGACCTTTGATGGTCGGGCCACAGTACACCACAGCTTCCTCCTGCACCGCCGCGGCTTTCTTTGCCGCCGCAGTGGTTCTCTTTTCGTCACTCATATCAGAGCCTCCACTTCTTCATTTTTCAAACCATTCGGGGTTTTGCAAATGAGGTTCACGATTCCCCAATAGTAGTAATCCGCGTCATCGTCCGAAAGCTCCCATTTCCGGGGGTATGACACTTCAAAAGCACCGCCGAAAATCGGCTTCCGCTTGAAGTGCTGCATAATAGTTTCTTTCACGTTCACGGTGTCTACATACCCTTGTCGGTCAATTCCGCGGTCATAGCAGCAGATCACAAGCTGCAACAGGACAAGTTGCGGGTCATGCTCGTTGTCCTGTTCGCCGCTGCTCTCGATTACGATGATGCAGGGGTAAGGGGAATCGTTTGTATCCGCCTCATCATCGTCTGTCGTCTGAATCGGCAGGAACTGCTTGAAGATTTGCAGAGGTTTTGGGCTTTCCTGCCCGCCAAACGTCATGCCTCGGAAAAGTTCAGTCAGTTCGTCGATCATGGCCTGCTGGCACATCTCGCTGGTATACCCAGCGATTTTCTCCGCCATATCAGATCACGCCCTTTCGCTTCGCATTGGCAATCAGCTGCCGGATGCGCCGTTCGGTGTTGTCTTGGAGCATCTGCTCCACTGTCTGTTCCTGCATCTCCCACACGGTATGGTGCATGGCAGAGCCGGAGGGACTGGGCATCGTCACAAGTTTCTCATTGGGTTTCCAGCGTTTCTTTCCGCTGGCGGTATAGTCTTTGTCAGCTGGTACACCAAGCTGCCGCTGAACCATGCCGATATGCCCAGATTGAAATTTCACAAGGAAGCCCTTGCTCTTGCTACTCGTGCCGCCAAGGTCAATCATCGGGCTGCCTTTCAGGACGTGTGCCTGGAAAAAGGGCGGCGCATTACGGACAGACGGACCCATGTAGGGTTTTGTGGGGCCGGTTCTGAAATAGCCCAGGTCTGCCCGGAATGCGCCGGGGTCGTTTTTCATAATGGCAAGGATTGCCGCCGGGCGGCGATTTGTGGCTTTCTGCCGCTGGCGCAGGTCTTCGATCATGCGTTTTCCAGCAGTGTTGAGATCATACCGTTCCTTCACTTCCTGCAGCATCAGCTTTCGGGTTTCCCTCGCCGTGGTGTTGATTACCACTTTCAGTGCCGCCGGGGTTTTGTCCGCCAGCACTCCAAGGGCACGGGCAACCTGTTCGTCGTCGATGGAAAGTGTCGTACTGGAAGCGTCGTAATTGGTTTTGAAATAGGCCACTTATTTCACCCTCTCACTCGCTCAAGCTCCATGCGGTATACGTTGGCTTTCAAAGAGCAGGACTTGATTTTGTAGTCCCGCTTCTTGTCCAGGGTTATGAGCTTATCGTTTTTCGGCATGGGGCCGTAGTCCTCTTTCTTGACATACAAGAGCAGGTCAGCTTTGTACATTCCCTGGTCGAAGCTCTGCTTCGCGCCGCCCTCCCAGTGTGCTGCACGTTCGGTCACGCCGGGGTGCTGGGTAATGCAGACCATTTCCTTCCCGTCGATGTAGCGTTTCTCCGCAAACTCGTCCAGGTTAAAGAAAACGGTCTGCACATCCTGCGCCACGAAGTCCTTGAACGTGGGCAGCTGCGGTATGGCGTCGGGTGTGCCGTACTTATCATCCACGTCCAGCATGGTCTTAGCAGACCTCCGCAACGAGCCAGCTGTCCACCTTGTCAGGGATCAGCAGCGGATGGCTCTGGATTTCCAGGAAACGGCGATCAGGGCCATGCTTCACATAGCTGCGCAGAAGACGTGCGGTTTCTGCGCTGTGCCACTTACCCTCATCATCCAGGTAAGTACACAGGCCGTAAGCGCGCATGAAGTACGCATTGCTGGGAATCATCAGGACCATGTTGTCCGGGATGTACGGCTTAATCTCCTTGGTGACATCATCCAGGTACACACCATCGTAGCCGTAGATGTCAACACCGGGCAGGTTCAGATGACCATAATAGTTCAGGCCGTTTTCCAGTTCCTTCGGAGCCATGGAGCCGATGTCGAAGCGGCGGTTCTCCATCAGTTCCTTGATCTGGCTGTCCGCCATGAACGCATTGGCTGCCGCCTGTCCCATGATAACCATGTCCGCGTTGGCAAAACCGTTCCGGCTCACCTGCTGCTTCCATTCACGCAGATTGTCCCAGGGCTTGGCAGCGGACTTGCCCCACTGCTTTGTACCTTCCAGAGTGACCTTGTTGGTAAAGCCGAAGTCGATAACTTCATCAACGCCCTTGCCCTTAACTCTCAGCCGACCAGTGGTAAGCACCTGGGAAGCCATCCACTCCTCACGGTTCGTCACCATGTCATTCAGAGTGTTGTACTCCTCAATCAGCTTTTCCGCCGCACGATCAGCGGGGGTGCGGCCAGAATAAAGGTCTTCACCGGGCAGCCGCTTCAGGAACTGGCTGGCAGTGCTGATCGTTGCCTCGTTGACGAGAGGGGGCTTATAGGACTTGGTTTCGTAGCCCTCGCTCTGCACGATTTCGCCGCCGACCATCGGATGGACGAAAGCCGCCATCTTCCTGGTACCCTTGACAATGTCGATGTCAACATTCTCGCTGGTGAAAGGCTTCACATGAGAGAAAAAGCGGTCACGCAGGAACGTGTGGATCGGAGGGGTAGTGCGCACCACCTCAACCAGGGTTCGAGGGTCATAAATATCGATTTCATTTGCCATAGTTGTTTCCTCCTTTACACCAGGAAAATACCCAAGTTACGCAGCGGAACTTCAACATCCGCCACACTCACGTTGTCGGGCAGCACCAGTGCATCTGCAAAAAATTCGCCGGACAGATAAACCGGCACATCTTTGTCTGCTTCTGCGCTGTCAGCCGTAACACCATACAGACCAGTAAGAACCGCTGCCCCTGCGCTGGACGGGGCGGCAATGGGTTTCACTTTGCCGTCAGCAATCAGAACAGGGGTGTGTGCTTCCACTGCTTCACTGGCGGTCTTGGTCGTCTTGGCGATGCCAATGTCTACACCGGCGATGAAATACTCCGGCGCAGTGCTGAAATCTTTTCTTGCAAGATCCATGCTCATAGCTTTGTCCTCCTTACTTAACGCCGTTTGCCCTATGAATGGCATTCAGGAAAGCCTTGTTTTCCGCGTTCTCCGGCTCGGGGTCTGCGGGCGGCGGATTGCCAATGCCATTTGCGCCAGAGTTCTGCGCCGCAGCCTGTGCCTGCGCCAGGTAGGTCTTGCTCTGCGCCTGCTGCTTCGCCTTCACAGCGGCGATCATCGTCTTGGCAAACGTTGTAGAATCCACAGGCTTCTCAAACTTTGCCACGGTCGCCTCAGCTTCAGCACCGGGCAGGGTGCTGTCCTCGATCTCCTTGATTCGGGTACGCTCTGCAATGGTAGCGTCAGTCTCGATCTGTGCCACCATATCAGGGTACGCCTTGCGGAGATCATCCTTGGTTTTGATTTCCATGTCTTTTACCTCCCCATGGGTTTTATTTTCCGGCTGTTCCGCCGGGTAGTTATTTTCAGGCCGAGCGGCAGGCGTTTTTGCCTTTGCCCGGTTTCTGACAAATTCGGGAGCCTCGTTAAAAGGCAGGTGGGTGCCGATGCTGTTGACGAACAGGATGCCATTGCGGTTTTCTACCACAGTGTCTTCCTCTGCATCATCCACTTCATCCACAAAGCCGTTTTCCTTGGCTTCGTCCGCCGTCCACCAGTTTGTTTCGTCCATCCACTTTGCGCACTCGTCCGCATCGCGGCCGGTCTTCTTGGCATACAGAGAAACGATACTTTCCCGGGTCGCATCCAGAGCTTTCAAGTAGTTCCGCATCTCGTCAGCCGTCAGATACCCGCAAAGTCCCATGCTGACCGGGTGGACCATATAGGTGCTGTCCGCTGCAGCCACAACCTTGTCAGCATGACAGGCAACGATGGTAGCAGCACTGGCGCACAGGCCATCAATGTGGACGGTCACAGTGGCGGCATTGCGTTCCAGCTGGTTGCCAATAGCCTGAGCCGCAAAGACATCACCACCGCCGGAGTTGATGAACACGGTGATCTCGGCCACATTGCCCAGGGCGGCGAGGTCATCTGCGAACTGCTTCGGGGTAACTTCGTCACCCCACCAGCTTGTTTCGGAAATATCACCGTAAAGAAAAAGTTCTGCTTTCTGGCCGTCGGCCAGATTGCGGAACTTCCAGAACTTGTTATCCGTTGTCTTCGGGGTTGTCTTGGAATTGGGTTTGCTCATCGCACCCTACCTCCTTCATCTTCTCCATTTCAGATTTGCGTTGACGCATATTTGCCCGCCAGCTGCCGCCGGTCATCTGTGCAGTTTCCTGCTCGGCAGTGCTGATGCCCTTATCCATGCGCAGAATCGCCGCCTCGATTTCTTTCTTGGCATCAAGGTTCGTGCGGGCGGGGCCATTCCAGATACAGCCCGTGTAGGCTTTTGCAATGGCAGGGTCATCAAAAAAGCCCGGGGCGTTGATACGCCCGCGGGCCACTGCCTCAGCAAACCATTTTTCGTAGGTGGGCTGGCAGAAATCGTCTGCAAAGCTATCCCGCATCACCCCGCACGTCCGCCAAAATTCATTGAGGGAGCCTCTGGATGCAGAATAGTTGGAACTGAACTTCTTGTACAGCACTTCACTGGGCACCTCAATGCCCGTCGCAACCTGGTTCGACATTGCCGACATAAAGCCGTCGTAGGTCGTGGTGGGGTGCTTCGGGTCGATCAGGTTTGCCTTTTCGCCCGGGGCGAGGTCAAACACCGCCGCCGGGCCGAGATTGATTGCCAGTTCGTCAGGCGGGGTGTTCGGATCAGCCGCTTTGTCCTGCGGTTCTTCGCCAAACGGTGCCTGGTTCGTTTCTGCATCCCGTTGGATAAAAAGGGTTGCAGAGGACGAAACGATAGCTGCTGCCAATTCTGCGTCCGTGTACCGCCCCATCTGTTTCAGGGTAGGCAATACCGGGGCGAGAATGGGGATACCTCGCCGCTGCCCGGCACGTTCTCTCTGCGTGATGCACAAAATGTTCGGTGAGCCGGTCGCCGGGTCGCGGGCTTCCACGCGGGTCCATGCCAGCGGCACCGGGTTGTCATATTCCAGCGGGTGCCGGTTGGCGACCCAGTAGGCTATGATCTCTCCGGCCTCGTTCGTCTCCACCCCCTGTACGATCTGGAACACATATTTACCGTCAACCTCACAGGGGTACAATGTGTCGCCCGGATTCGGACTGCACACCTGGTCCGCTTCGATCAAGCGCAGCTGTAAGGCATACGGCCAAGACGGACGCTCCCTATACTGAATTGCAACAAAGGCATCACCGTTCATCAGGAAGCTGATAAACGCCAGGGTTTGCAGCCGCCAGAAGTTGTCCATGCCGCTGGCATCACAAGCCGTGCTGTCTGCCCAAAGATTAAATTCTCGGGTGATCTGCGCTTGCAGCTGGTCGGCCTGTTCCTCGGTCAGATGCAGGTAGTCCGCATCGACCTGCGGTGTTGGCACAAGGCCGCTGCCCACCACATTGGTGCGCAGGGTCTTCAATGCGCCAGCTGCCAGCGGAATGCCCATGTAAGCATCCCGGCTCCGCTTGCGCAGGGTATCAAGGTTATCCTCGATGTCTCCTTTCGGGGAACTGCCGCCAACGTGCCAGCTGCGCATGGCTCTGGACGTATGGGATGCACCGTAGTTGCCATATCCCGTGCCATTGTTCAGGATGGACAGGGCGGCTCTGGCCGTTGCTCGGCGGTAACCTGCGACGGGGGAAACCGCCGCGATTGCCTTATCCAGAAAATTTGCCATGCTTCCCACCGTCCTTACACATCATGCGGGGCGAAATGGTAGATACGGTTCCTGCCCCGCCCCTGTTCCTCCCGCTCGGCTTCTGCCACCTTGCCCTCCCAAAAGGAAATGCTTTCCCGGATTTGTTTCAGGCTGGCGCGGGTAAGCTGCATCTGCTCGATCTGATAGCTCTGGCCGGTGGAAACTGCTTCCTCGGCCTTGAGCCACATCTCCAAATGCTGCTTGGCGATTTCTTTTGATATGATCGACATCGGTTAAATTCCTCCCGATCTTCTTCTGCGGTACTGGTGCTGCGGTTTTGCCTGACGCGGCGCACCCTCGCCCGGGATTTCCAGGCCGGGGGGATTGCTGATTTCCAGCGCGGCGGTGGCGTAGTTCCGAGCGTCGAAAGCCTCATTGCGCTTTTGCGCCGGGTCTTTTAGTTCCCACCGCTCCACCTTGCGCCCACCCTTCCAGTGGGTCACTTTATGCTCTGCCGTCAGCATCTTGAAATAATTCTCGTCGTAGCCCGCATCCTGCCCCGCCGGGAAGTGGCAGTAGTTCGGGCCCTTGATAAGCACTTTCAGCCGGGCAAGCACAGCGTTCTTGCCGGTGTCAACGCCCAGCACGAAAAGTTCACCACCGACGCGGTTGTTCTTGGTCGGGTTTCGGATGTACGGCACATCCATGCCGCCGCGTCCCTTGATCGCCCAAATGTGGCGGTCTTCCCGCTCTTTGCAGAATCGGATGACCTGATCCGGGAAATGACCGCCGCTGTCCATGCAGGCCGCACGGATGGAAAGCTCTGTGCCGTCCCGCTTCTTCCATGTGGTGGAAAGAAAAGCGTCGAGGTCAGCCCATACCTGGCCCCGTTTCAGGTCGCCGTAAATACGCTGGTAGCGAATGCCCCAGCTTTCCTTGCCGACGCCCCAGCCCACGACCTCCGCTTCAAAGCGATCGTCTTGCGTATCAATGCCACAAGTCAGGTAGAGAACGCCGTCGGGCACCTCGGCCTCGTAGAACTCGCGGCGGTCGATCAGGGCGGTGGTTTCTACCGTTTCGCCCGGTTCTTCCCACGGCAAGCCCAGGTTCGTGTTCACGAAGACCTGCATCTTCTCGTAGTCGCCCCGGGAAGCGTCCAGATCGGCCGCAATGAATTTTTCTACGATCTCATTCCACCCACACAAGGTCGAGGCAATTTTATTCATGTGGAAGCCCCGGACTTTCCGCTCGGGGTGCGCCGCCACCCACTTGCCGCGGATGCTGTTTTTCTTCCACCTGAACTCGTTATCCAGGCATCCGCATTCGGCACAGCGGTACTGTACGCCGCCCTCCGGCCATTTGTCCTTATCGAACACCATGCCATCCCAAACAAAGGGCTGGTACTTACCACAGTTCGGGCAAGGGACATTCCATTCTTCCTGTGTGGAAGCGTTGAACTCGTCCAAAATGCGGCTGGCATTTTTGGTGGTCGGGGTGGAAACCATGACCGTCTTGCGGTCCCAGTAGGTGGTTTGGCGTTCCTCGGCCAGCATAACCGGGTCGCCCTCCTTGCCCGCGCTGGCTTTGTAGGCATCCACCTCGTCCGCCAGCAGCACCTTGATGGGACGGCCTCGAAGATCGGTCGGCGAGTTTGCGCCGATGATCGTAAGCTGTCCGCCGGGGAAATTTTTCTTGGTGATGGTGTTGCCCGAGTATCTGCTCTTGTTGTCCACAAGGCCGCGGAGAATCGGCGTGTCCCGGATCATGGTTGCCAGACGGTCTTTGGAAAAGCTCTCGCCCAGGTTCACAGTGGGCTGCACGATCATAATCGGTGCCGGGTAGTAGCTCATGTAGAAGCCGACGGTGTTGAGGATCAGCCCGTCCGTCTTGCCGGACTGGGCGCACATCATCGCCACCACCTTGCGGATATGGACATCGCCGATTGCGTCCATGATTTCCCTCTGAAAGGGGGCGTTGTCGGTGTTCCACTGGCCTTTTGCCGAAGACGCTTCGGCGGACAGGCGGCGGTATTTATCCGCCCACTGGCTCAGGGTCAGGTTCGGGGGCGGTTTCAGCGTCCCCAGCACCCTCTCGAACAGCTGCAGCGTCTGCGGCTCCATGTGGATCATCGCCATCGCTGCCGCCTCCCTTTTTGATGCACTGCCGGAACGGGCAGAACGCCGTGATCTCGTTCAGCCGGGTGCCCCATACACAGCCCCGGCATTTATTCTTTCTGCTCATCTTCGGCATCCTCCCCCTCGGGTGCTTTCAAGGCAATATCGGGATTGGAGAGTTCCACCAACGCTTCCTGTATGGCCTTGCGCAGGATGTCGCTGGCATCCGCCGGGTCGGTCAACTGAGCCATGGTGTCCGCATACTTGGTCGGGATTGCTTCCAGCCTGTCCTTGAAATTTGCAAAGGCGGTCTTCAAGCCGTTCTCGATGTCCTCCGTGCGGTGGAGGTTTCCCTTGGCTTCCTCCATCTTCATCTTCTCGATCTTGCCCCGGGTTTCCTCCCGGTCCGCCCGGGCAGCGGCCAACCGGGATTGGTCGTCCTTGGTGCCGCCGGTCTTGTAGGCGACGTACTGCCGCACCACTGTTTTCAGGTTGAAAATGCCCGGGCGTTCCTCGGTCAGCACGCCTTCATCCCGCAGTTCCCTCACCCGGCGTTCTGTCAGGTTCAGGCAATCCGCGATTCCCTTAGTCGTGAACAAGGCCATCTTTGTCACCGTCCTCCGGCACTTCGCCCGTTGCTCTGATCCGCAGCAGTTCCAACCGCTGCTTTTCCAGTTCCATGCGGCGGTCGGATTCCTCCGCTGCCCGTAGCGCACCGGCAACAGCGGCGATGCGGCCCTGCGTTTTGTATAAAGCATCCTGTAACTTCAGGATTCTGGCAAAAGGGGTATCACGGCTGTACATTCCCATGGTCTGTACCTTGCCGTCTTCCTTTTTCCCCGTTTTGCCGACCTTACCCGGAACACGCATATCCAGCACGCTGGATGTTATCAATGTGTCCGGGTTCATGTCCTCGTACTCTTTGATCTTATCCAGAATCTTCAGCTCCCGCAGTTTGAGAAGTCCCATCTCATGCCGCAGGGCTTCCACGCCGTCCCGGGGTGCCGTGTCAAAGGCATCCTGTTCCGCCGGGGTGAGCTTATCAAAGAAGATTCGGGAATAGGCACCGTCTTTCTCGGCGTTCAGGTTGCCCGCCGGTGCCCCGCCGCCGCTGTTTCCCACGGCGTTTTGATTCCCGGGCTGTCCGCCCGGCTTTCTGCCGGCAGGAGCATCCCAGGCATCTTTGGACTTCCACCGCCGGACGGTATCGTACTTGAGGTGCAGATCATCCGCCAGCTGCCGAAGATTGACTTCGCCGCCCTTTTCCTTCCGGGCCATGTACTCAGCGCGGGCGGCTTCTCGCTCATCGCTTCGCCTTGCCATTTATGACCCCTCCGTTTTTTGAGCAATAAAAAATGCCCTGCCAGACATAAAGCCTGACAGGGCATCTATGTGGTGCCGCCGGTCCTGCGACACACCCGGGTATGATAAAAGCCCCTCGGTGCTGCCACCGTGGGGCTTCTTTCATAAATCCACTGTACTAATTATACCACAAAAAGCGGGACATAGTGGGACATCTTTTGCCCCAAAGGGCAGTTTCAGGGCTTGCAAATGTAAACATTCTGTGAACTGCCACCATTTTGCCGCCCTCGGCAAGATGGTTTTTAAGGTGATTCTGTTAATCTCAACAAAATCGAAACATCATTCTGTACAGTCATACAGCAGCGCACCCATCGACGCTGTACACAAAACATAGTCGTGATCCACATCGTTCAGGATGTTTATTACCGATACATAGTCGCCATACCCGTTTTCTACCAATTTATCCTGTATGGTCTTGGACGCTTCAACTGTTGTCGATACAATATTCTTCCACGCGTTTTTCTGTGCCGCATTTCCCGACTTCGCCAGCGTAGCGCACATTGCATTGCCATCCGACCAGATATAGATTGTATACCCCGAATCGTCCTTTTCCAGTTGATAGTCAGAGCCAAAACCACGCTCTAAAGCATTTTCAAGCAATGCGGTCATCTCATTCTCTGAAATTTGATGGGAAGATTCGTTTTCTTCACTTACGGCTGTGTATGGATATTCCAGATAAACATACTGCGCATTTGAATCGTCTTTTTTTCTGACCAGTTCTCCTGTAAGGCATTCACCCTCAATTCCAACTTCGTTAGATACGCCGTTCCAAAGCTGGTCTTTCATGTCCATTGTGACGGTGAAAACGTATTCTCCCTGCAATGGCCTGCTTCCATGAAATGCGTCATTGCTTTCTGCTGTTCCATTTTGCACTTTAACCGTTTCGCTTTTCTCAAAGTCATTTCCTACTAAGCTAAATCGCAGTGTCGCACCCTCCGGCAAATTGGTATGAACAACAAATATAGGGGCATCGCTTTCTCCATTTGTCTCCACATTCATTTCCACGGGGAACTGCTTTAGCTTGTACGAAGTGATTTCAACTGGAACATTGCTCTCCCACGCCTGATCCTTTTTATAATTATCCTCGCCGTCAATGGTAATGCTTTCCACCTTGTCATTTTTAGACAACGAGACCGTTTCAACTTCTTCCGTTGTTATTTCAGTAAAGCCAGCAGTCTGCAATTCAGAGATGGCATCTTCCAAAGACAGCTTTTTACAATCCGTGCTGCTGAATGGTGCCTTTGCTGGATTTTTCAACCCGCAGCCCACCATAAAGACACAACAAGCAACTGTGGTGGCAAGAGCTACGAATCTCTTACCCCCCCGGGTATTTTGAACATCATTTATAAACGCTCCTTTCAATTTTGCGTTATTTTTATTATGGCATAGTATCCATGTGCCGTCAATGCACATAATCGCCTGTGTTCATCAGGCTTTTTTGTGATTTTTGACCCCCACCCTTATTTTTCGGGCCGGAGGGGGGAAGCCCTTCAAAAAAATTGACACCTAGAAAACTTTTGGGGCTTCGGAACCCGCACCGCGCCGCCCGGCCGCCACAGTACCTTTCCGAAAATCGGAAAAATTCCTAGCTAAAATGGTAGAAAGTGGCAAAAAATCAATCAAAAAGTCCGTTTTTTCGGACTTTCAAAGCCGCCAAAATGGGGCAAAAATGGCGGCTAAATCATCCTAAAAGGTAGGGCGGCGGGGCTGGCTGGCCGCTGAGGTCGGGGCGGCTGTCTGGCTGCTGGTTGGCTGGTCGGTGGCTTGGCTGGCGGGCTGGTGGCTGGGTGCTGCTGCTATCCTTATAGGTGGCGGGGCTTTGCCGGGGCGGGGCTGGTGCTGCTGGTTGGCAGATCGGGGGC